ACCTATTTCTTGTTGTGCTAAACGACTTAAGTGTGAAACAGCGATTATACTTACATCTGTTTGTGATACCCAAGAGGCAATTTCAGTCATTGCCTCATCTATCATTCTTCTTTCATCTTTTAACCCTTTTTGCCCACCAAGCATACCAAGATGATCAAAAATAATATATTTACAAGAAGAGACATAATATAATGATTTAAAACTATTTATTAAACTCTCCTGTGTCATAGCACCAAAAACATCAAGGAAAAAGAATTTATCTTTTACCCAATTGTATGCTTCTATAAATTCCTTTTTTGTACAATGCTTAAGGGGCTCAAATACAAATTTATAATAATTAATACCCAATCTTCTTGATATCATTCTTAGTAGTGTTTCATTAGAATTCTCTTCAAGGAAAACAAGAGCAACTTTTTCATTTGATTGCTCGGCAATCTTATACCCAATTTCTGATACACAAGCTGTTTTACCTGTACCACTTAAAGCTGTAAATACTGTTAATTCTCTTTTTCTTATACCCCATAGTTTAGCCATTAAAAGTGGAAATGAATCAATATAAATTCCTTTTTCTTTAGGTTTTAATAATTCATCTATTGTTATATCTTCCACAGAAATAATTTTTTCAGCACTGAATTTTTCTAATCTCTTTTTTTCAGTGATTTGTTTTGCAACTTCAATTCCTTTTTTAGCCTGGACATAATCAGAGATATCATTATAATCCTCGTGGAGTTTTACAACTTTTATATCTCTTTTACCTTGTTCTGAATCGTGGGTTAAAAGATAGCATCCAATATTTTCAGTACATTCTTTACCTCTTATAATAGTATTTGAAGTGAGCTTTTCTACCTCTGATACTTCATCATTATCCATTGCGAGTCTGAACTCTTGAAACTTCTTTAAGAATTTTTCATTATGAGAAAGATGATTTACAGCTTGAACAGCACCAGCACTAAAAGTAACAACAGCAGGAGTTAAATTTTCATTCCAATCCTTGAAAGATTTAAAATAATCTATCATACTTTGATATGCAGAAAGGCAATCACTCTCCCCTTCCGTAATAACTAAATATTTAGCATTTGTCCTGGCTTTTTTTTGACCAAAGAGTTGGTTTTTTTTTATCACCTTACCTATTGTGTAATACTCATCTTTCTCTCCCGCTTTTGTAATATCTTTTACTTTAAACCCAACAAGCTTTCCTGACTGATCATAACTTGGGAAAAATACTTTTTCAGTGCTATTATCAATCTCTGATACTTTGACTCTGCACTCAAAGTATTCCATTGTTTCTTTTCTAATATTTCTTTCAGGCCAAGCTCTTGGTTTATACCAAGTGAGTATCTCTTTTAATGTTTCTTTCTTAAAGAAAGTTGGGTTTTTCTGTGTCATATTTTTACCTCCATCTCCGTATGCATTTCCATTAATAGCTTTATTCCATACATTCACCTTACCTCCATACAACCTTAAAATAATCATAAATATTGCACCAAACAAATCCAAACACAGTACAAATCCCAACCATAAAAATTATCAATACCCATACTGGTATCAGTACCATCAAAAATAAAAAGAAACAAATTACAAAAACAACAGATAAAATAAAATTCTGGCTCTTAAGAATTGTATCTTGTATAAATAGCATTGTACCTGGTTATCCTATTCAAGTAATTTAGTTTTAGTACAAAAATATATTGCTTGTTCAGATATAAATCCTTGCCCTGTAAGAGCTTCGTATCTTTTCTTTATAAAACAGCATACATATTAATGTATTCATAATAAGAAGAAAGATTCTCTTTCATTGTAGTTACTGCATTAGCGAATTGCAATTGTTTAAAGATTTCATTACCATAAGATTCTAAATCTTTTCTATCAGGTTTATTATTGTCTGACATTATTTTTTCTCTTTCTTTTCAAGATAATCATTAACATCTTTTATATATCTTTGCCATTGTTTTGTCAAGTATTTTTAAGTTTTTTAGCAAATACTGTTGCTTTCTTCTCTGTATTAAAACAGTTCATAACTTCTTTATCTTTTGGAAACTCTTTTGTATTAGTTATAGTGATCACATCAATCTTAGATCCGATTAGACTTCTCACGACTAAATACTTCTTTTTCTTTCTCCATTTAACTCTTTCCGCAAGTTCTCCCTTACCTTTATTCTTATGACATTCTGGACAAATGATTTGTAAGTTAGATTCATTACAAAATGTCCTATTATATAGAAAGATAAAACTCATTATTTTAGCTGGAATCATTACAGGGACTATAGGGTTAATGTGATCTATTTGGGATTTATACATCGGGATATAACCCATACACACATTACATCTAACTACTTTACCTCCTCTCTTACCTTTTTTATTTTTGATAATATGTTTTTCTTTAAAATCTCTTGCAAACTTAGACCTTGAGAACACTCTTTTAATTGCTGTTATGATTTGCGGATCAATCATTATAATAAACCATTTTCTTTAAGGTATAGGTATGCTGGAGACTCAACCCTACAAACATCAGTACATATCCATCCTTATCTTTACCACCTGCTATCCATCCTTTTTTAATACCTATTCTTGGAGATTTAATCCAATATATAATCCCTGTTTCTGAATTATATTGTAAATATTCTTTTAATTCTTTATAAGACTTACTCATACTCCACCTATTATTGTTTCTTCCACCAATACTCCCTGAACTCCTTAATATTTTTTATAATTTCAAGATCTCCTCTTTAGATCTTTTTAGTAAAGTCCTTCAGGAGATCTTGGAGAGATATTTTATTCTTCATTAACAATCCTGAAATCAACGCCAGTAATTTTAATAAGATCAGAAAGTTTTGAGTTCTCAGGTATTCTCAATATCTCACCATGATGATAAAACAGGTAATCTTTTGCACTAAGATAAAGATGTTCATCTTGCCCATCTAAGATAGTAAATTCATAAAAATTGCAGTTACTTAGTTTCATTCCAGGAATTAATACAGGATCTTTGTACTTTTCTTTAATGAAATCATTCTCAATGAACCAATAAATATTATCAGTAATACTTTTAAATTTCATGAAATTATCATTTGTAATAAGATCCTCATCATTAAAATATTCTTTCAAAGTAAAAATCTCTGAAGCGTCTTCAATCAGAGCATCTTGAATTTCTTCAGGAGAATCATAAACTAAAACTTCTAATATGAGAAAGCTTTCAATTACTTCATATTTTTTATGGACATTAATTTCTTTTCCTTCTTCAAAAAGCTCAAGGTTATTTACATGAACAAAATATCCGTGACCATTTTTGCACCTGAATTTATGAATACCATCATGGAAACATCTATTGTACTCATCGAATTCAATACCAAAGTATTTGTAAAAAATATCTTCTTCATTAGGAATATATCTTAATGTACCTTTTTTATTGTTAAGTAAAGTAGATTGGTGTTTTACAATAATTCTATTACCAACCTTAAATTCTTGTTTTTTATTTTTCATTTTGTTCTCCTTATTTATATTATTTATCTTCTTTGAACTCACAAGACATTTCTTGCATTCTGACTTCATCACAAATTTTTATTCCTTCTTCGTGCGAACAAGATTCATTATAGTATCCTCCAAAAGGATCATATATTTCTTCGTAGTATTTACAGTTTTCACAATCAATCATTAAAGTATTCCTCCGCTAATTGAATTAATGCACAAAGATCATACGTATTTATTTCCATAACATCTATGATACTAACCTTATACCCGCAAGTGATATAGATATGGTTATAACTGGCAAAAGGTTCTGCTCTTGTTCCTGCTCTATATACTGCTACGATATAATTTTTATTGTACATGATATCTTCTAAAAACATACAATCTCCTTTGTTATTTCCAAGTATCTCAAATCTTTTAAGCATTAAAACATATATTGTTTTGGTTGTCAAGAGGTTTTGTTTCCTTTTTCACACAATTTATAACGGAAGTACTGAGAGTTTTCTCTAATGACCATTTTAATTTCCCAACCCTACCTTTTAAAGTATTCACATTCATATTTATAATTTTAGCTATTTCAGTTAATGTCAAAAACTCTCCTTGGTATTCGTACTTCGGCGGTTTAAACACGGGTGCACTAACAGCTTGATCAACATCCATTTCTTTATCTAATCTTGCTTTTAAAGTACGTTGATTTATATTATATTTTTGAGCTAAACAATTTAAAAGAATTTTTTCTCCGTGGAAAACAACCCACACATTGTTTCTTTTATTACTAACTTGCTTTATATTTAACAACCATTTGCAGTTCCATGGGGCGTACGGCCCGTCATTTTCTATTCTTTCAATAGTATGTTTATCAGAAGGTTGTTCTCCCATATCTTTATAAAAATTCTCAAAGGATTTTCTCCACCTCCTACAAACAAAAATACCTCTCCCACCATAATACATAAAGTTCTTAGCATTAAAGTTATGACATCGTTTTAACATACCGTGATAAACTACATACTCCTTTGTACCACATTTTCCATGTTTTGTAATCCCAATATTGCGTTTTCTCTGCCCTTCACACCCGCATGAAGTTGTGTGGCCAGATCGTAAATTATAAGAACTTGTATATGTGTGACCACCGCAATCACAAACACAGTACCACAATCGAATACCGCTCTTCCACTTTCTATCTGACATATATTGAACTGTTAATTTACCGTACTTCTTTCCGGTTATATCTATTAATTTAGACAAAACATACTCCTTTAATTTGTTAACTAATGCGTACGACCCCACGACCCACCGCAAATATACTGCCCATCTAATGGTACTCTAAAATTAAAAAATTGTCCAGCTTTTTTCATACCTTCTACACATATTTCTCCTACTCTGGAATAATGCTGTATCCACTGATCAGTTGGTAGTGGATCTTTATCCTCCGGTAATCCGTAATGTAAAATTTCACCTCCTCTGAATATCTTTGGTTTTGAATATTTCTTACCATTTCTGTCCTCTTCTGGTTTATTATCTATCGGGAATAATTCATAAGATAATTCTTTAATGTTATTATAATAATTTACTTCATCATGATAATAAATCCATCTTTTTGCATCTAATTCCTCTTCTTTAATTTTATCATAAATATAACAACAAGCCCAATCCATTAAACAAGAATCTGCATTTTGCAGAAATGCATTCAATAAACTATGTTTAGAACGTGTATACACTTTTTCGCCTGTAATACCCATTATATACTTCTTACCTGTTGATTCCCAATATTCCTCTAAAGCATCTTTGCACTTTTTCAACCCCCAGGCATTCTTCCACAAAGCTTCATTAACAGAATCACCGAGTTCTTCATCAACACCTAAAAGAGTTGCTTGTTTTTTTGCATTACAACCATAGATCCCTGCATAGAATGGCGACTTGGAAGCCCCTCTGGAAACTTCCTTTCCAGTTGCCTTTGAAAAAGCATCCGCATTATTTTGATGGACATCCCCATTTAAAATAATGTTTGCAAATTCCCCATTATCAAAATTCCAAGCAGCTTCGCCCATACAGCGCCCTTCAATTCCAGAACAATCAGCACCTATACAACAATAACCGGCTGGAGAAATAAATAAATCCCTCACTTCCTTACCTAATACAACAGAATCAGAAGCAGCAGGAATGTTACAAATAATATGATGCTTCTGGCGCTTCGTATTTGTAAGACCTGTAGAAGATCCTGGCAGACGTCCATCTTGTTTCAATCTTTCATGGTTAAGCCAACCTGTATTTTTATCAAAAGATTTGATGGTTGTTCGTCTATTCCTTAAACTTAACCACAATACGATTTTCTTAGCCATGTCAGCTTCTAATTTCTCAAGATTAGGACATAAATTTCCACGAATATCTTTTAACTGTGGACTTGACGGAACAAACCTCCCCATCTTTTTTATCTTCTTGTAAAAAGTTTGTGACTTATAATCAGGTTCTTTTTTATATCCAAGCTCTTTCAAAAGCAACTTCTTATAAGGGCTGCTTTGAATATCAAGGATATATTTCTGTATCTTCTCTTCTTGTTTTTCCTTTGAAAAATTTTGTTTAGTTTTTAAATCAACGAGAAGATTTTTAGTTCGCCATAAAGTAGGTTCCCAATTTAACTTGTTGATGAAAAACAATTTCACATCATTTTGATTAGCTAACCTCATAGGTTCTTTAAGTTTTTTAGGGTATATCTCGTCTTCTCTTATAGTACATAGAATCCTATTAACCTCATTAAACTGCCCTTGTAAATCTTCTATCCCGAACTTCTCACAATAATTCTTAGCACTTTCAGTCAATAGCTCAGGATGTTTCGGCAAATTATCTTCAATAGTATTCTTACAAATAATATACCCATCAATTTTTTCTTTTTCATAAAAAGAATTAATATAATCTTCTTGATTTTCAGTAATACCAATCTTATCAAGATAATCAGTTACCTGTTTTTTTAAGCCTCCTGTTTTTTTAAAAGGTTTACTGAAATCAAAAGGCTTCTTCCAGATACTCTTAGGAAATTCAGGCTGCTGGTTTAATGGGAGAACTCTCGATCCCAGTTTTGGCTCCACACTATCTTCAATCTTCTTCATTTCTTTATCAATTCTTATTATAAGCTCTTTAGCGCCCTTGACATTGAAGCATACACCTGTTTTCTCTTGCTGTGACATTAGCCAATATGTTTTATGTGCCATCTTCAAAGGCAACTTCCATTGACCTTTTTTAGAACCATTTGGTATAGCAACATCATTTATTTCTTTTTGTTGGAGAAAATGCGTTGCTTTTTGAATCTTGCAATCCTCTATTATACGATCAACATAAACATGTAATGGTTGATCACGCCAATCAATAATAAATGGTTTATATGTCCCTGTTCTCCAACCCCAGGACTCAA